CGCGATCCATTCCATTATTCTCGTGAAGGATTTTATGTTTATCTAAAACTGTGTTTAATATAGTCGGTGTCAATTTATATTGAGTCACATTTATAGTTTGAGTAACTAGATAATATTCAGGATGTTTAAAGTAGATATCTAAATCCTCTGCTATTCCTTTTTCGGCTAAAGCAAGGCACTCGTCATCTACAGAAGTATATGGGTAATCTTTTGATGTTCTTTTAATATAAACTTTAGTTTGATCTTCTTTTATATATTCTATATATCCTTGATATGGATCAGTATCATTTGTATAATATTGTTTTACTGATAATGAAGGAATTAAATTAAAATTAGCAACTAATAAATTAGCTGGGGGAACCTTTGTTCCATAAACTACGGGCGGAGTAGGTTTAACTGGAATATTCGTTTCGCCAAAAATAATAGCTTTCTCTAATAATTTTGAGATAGCTCCCTTTACAGTATCTTGATATACCGAACTTATCTGATAAAAGCTGTTGGTTTCAAAAACTTTATCTAAAATTTGTATAACAGTCTTATATGTATATTTTTTACATAAAATACAAAGAGCCTCTGAAAACGCATCGGTTACAACATTAGCCTGTGTAGTTGTTAAAGGAGCGCCTGCAGGCGCAGCGTTCGCAATGTTCATTATTGATTTAACAGCAGAAAATTGCTTAACCATATTAGCGAAAGCCTGAGCCTTACCAGATGGATCAACCTGAGCTATTTGTTTTGCAAGATCCAATCCTGGCTTTGCAGAAGCTGTTGTTGGTAAATCTGCTTTCGGTGCGTTTTTACTACGTGTTGTTTCTAGAGCTTTTGGGCCAGTGCCGTTTGGTACGCTTTTACCTTCTGCAAATTTAGCATCTTTACTTTCGGTTCTTTTTACTTCTTTACCATCTAATGCTTTATTGTTTGCAAGGTTCTTATGCTGATTTTGACCAGGAGCTCCCGCTGGGCTATCGATTCCATACTCTATTTTTTTTAACTTATCAAACGATTCGTCTGAATTTTCTTTACTTACTGCCATTATTAGCCTCCGGAATCTAAAGCGCCACGGGCAAACGACCCAAAAATAATTGGGTACTGCTCTGAAGTGTCATTTTCAGCATATGATATAATAACTCTCGAACCAACTATCAAGCCATGTGGCGTTGACCCAACCTTTTCAGTCGCAGCCGAAGTAACAGGTTGAAGAGGCAACGCCCAAGGTAAATTATTGTCTTTCATATTTTGCTCGTCATTTTGATAACCGTATTTCCTAACTTTTACTCTACCAGAACCTAGAGGGTCCATAATGTCTCTTACTTCAGCGAAATAAAAATTACCCATTTCCGTCTCCACCTTCTTTGAACCCGCCCTTAATAACTCCTAATAACATAGTATATCTTGGAGATTGACCCGCAGGTTTAATTTTATGTTTAATAGAAACTACAAGAGCTTCTGCGTTAAATTGAGTTTCGCCAGCTAAATTTTCCGAATTAGATTTTTTAGGAATTTCTAATTTTACAATACTACCTAGTGTTATTGTTGGATTACCTACTACTTCTAAAGTAGCATGGTTTTGAGTAAGATGTGACATAAAATCAAGTCTATTTTTTCTAGCTTCTGCAACACCTGTAGCTGTTTTATCATTTGCAGAATCTTTTACTGTATGAACAGGAACAGAAGTAGCATTAGTTGGTGGGGTTTTATAAGTCGTTTTCCCAGCTACTGTATATGTTTGTGGTTTTTGGGCTACTTGGTCTGTTTTACCAGTTGTAGGATTATAAGAAAATTGTTCAGCCTTACTAAACTGTCTTGTAGGAGTAAAAAACGATTCAGATACATTTAAAGATAAAATAGCATTTTGTTTATCTTTTTCTGAACTTCCATTATCTAAGGCTGTCATTTGTTTTAGTGTTGCAACAGGAGACTGCTTGAAAAGATGTTCAAATGTAGCGAATATATACTTTTGAGTTCCATTTTCTGATCTTTGGAAACAAACAAACGCAGAAGATTTATTCTGTTGAGAAACATGTTCATTATTTAACATTTGAAGGCATTTAAGAGGATGTTGATTTTTAAACTCGAAGCGTCTCTGTCCTTTTGTTTGCTCTTGAATATCTACTTGCTTATCTGTCTTGTACCCTTTTTTAAGTATCTGTTCGACCATTTTACTTGTTGGTTCTGTAGCACTATATTTGAAATGGTTTCCTTGGGCACTAAGCAATTCTGAACAAACGCCTCTAACATCATAAATTTTATTCTTTAATGAACCTTCGCGGCTATCAGAAGAATCTTTTAAATTTTTAGGAGTTAAAAATTTGAATTTAAACCCTACTTGTTTTCCACTATCTAAAGTAGAAAAAGCAATTTCAATATCTTTATCGAAAGAACCATTCATTTTAGTTTTACCCATAGCATCGCTATGATCTATAACTTGTATTTCGCACGCAGCACCATAAGTATTAAGTATATCTTCTATTATATTAATTTCGCCATAGGTAGCCTGATTGAAATCTGTTAGATCAATATCACCTACTTTAAGTTTAGATATCTTTATATCACCAACTGACATTTTATACTTTCATCAAATCTTTTAAGTTATCAGATGCTTGTTGGGCAAATGTGACATCGACTACCTGTACAGTTTTATTAAACTCGTTTTTTTCATATTCGTATTCGAAATATGTTACAGGTTTCCAATATACTTCTTCATCAGCAGGTATATTATTTGCTAATATTTCAATAGCAGATGGATCAGCATAAGCTTTACTTTCTTCGCCTTGTATATAACAAGAAGCCGGATCTATAATTTCATTATAATATCCTGCCATATGTTGAAGATGTAGTTCATTGCCTGAGATAAACAATACTTGACCGAATCCAATTTTATTATTAGTAAAAATTATATTGCAAATTTCGTCTTTTATGAATCTATTAGCAGTATCTGTTAACGGTGTAATAGTGTATTTTACGATTTTATTAGTATTAATAATCCAATCTTTTTGCTTTCTTTTATAAGAAGCAATGATGTTATTATACCCAAGAACAGGTTCCCAGTATTTTCTTTGACCAATTGAAAGAGAATCGAATCTAGAAACAGTAATAGATTCTTCGCTATTCCAATCGTTCTTAAAATGTTTTACTTTTCTTTGAGTCGTAAAATAAGAACCGTATTTTTTTGTAACAAAATCATTGAATTCTTTTTCATGTAGATACCATTCATAATACGGGTCTACAATTTTATTAGAGAAATATATTAACCAGCTCTGGTATTGATCTTTATAATATCGATAGCTTAACTGGTCTGCTCTTTCTTCCGAAGATATCGTGTATGGATAATATACAAGAGGATTATTATATACTTTTTCTAATAAGGCAGCACGTTTCGTAATATCAACAACCGTTGTATTAGCATATTGAATTGTTGGGAATTTTTCGAAATATCTTTCCATTTTTATAACCTACTTAAACCTTCGCGAATTGCATCTCTAAGCGTTGTTCTTACAGTTTCTAACGCATCAGATGGTGTTGTGCCTTTACTGCCTGTATAATTAGTTTGGTCCCAAAGTTGAATTTCAGTTAATTGTAATGTCAAATTAACTACTGTAGGCGCTCCATTTTTAAAAAATGAAGGAACCCCAGCTCCATTATAATCTACGCTAACCCCATTAACTGCACAAGGTCTAAATCTCATTGTAAAAGTGTCATCTGGAAATAGCTTTACAAATAATATATTCGGATATTCATAAATTGCCCCACCCAAAACTTGTTTAGGTAAAGAATTAAATTTAAGATAATTTATTATATCAACAAGAGTATTTGATTCTTGCTCTGTATTAGGCGTAAATGACCAAGATAATGAATGTTCTTTATAATTTGGTTTTTGAAATGTCATGAAAAGAAGAGGATTAACTGCATAACCTAAGTAAGCACCACCGAAAGTTTTTATTGCACTTCCAGCTGCCGAAGCGCTGCTGCTTATCATACCACCTAAAATACCAGCCGCAGCAGATGTTCCACTTTCGGGGGACCACACTAATGTTTGAACGTCGTTTAATTTTTTAGGAATAGGCAATCTTATTCCGCCGCCTTCCGGTATCGTCAAAGCGGTCGCTGTCAACTGTTGATCAACGCTGTATGACACAAAAGTTAATTCTGTATAAAAATTTTTATTTTTATCAGTAGATCTCATCAAATCGTTAGGGAACGTTCTAAACGAAAAGGATTTTCTTGGGGGGAGAGGGTAATTATACCCAAATGAGCCAAATATTGACATTCGAAACCTTTGTTATATAAACTAAATATCTTAAATTGTATTTATATGAAAATCATGGCAAAATATAACAAAGGCAAATTCAAACCAAAAAACCCAACGAAGTATAAGGGGAACCCGACAGAAATCTATTATAGATCTAGTTGGGAACTCAAGCTTATGTTGTATTTAGACGACCACAAAGACGTGGTTAGTTGGTGTTCTGAAGAGGTGATAATACCTTATCGCTCTCCGATAGATGGTAGAGTGCATCGCTATTATCCTGATTTTCTTGTAACCAAGATAAATAACGAGGGCCAAAAGGAAACTGCATTGATAGAAGTTAAACCAGCGAAACAAACAGTTCCTCCAAAGAAGCAAGCTAAGATTACAAAAAGCTATATTACAGAGGTTAAAAATTGGGGTGTAAACGAAGCTAAATGGAAAGCTGCTCTTGAATTTTGCAAAGACAGAGGTTGGTCTTTTCATATTTTTACTGAAAAAGAACTCGGGATTAAATTTTAATGGCAGATTTATCGAATTTTGTTAGTCAACTTAAAGCAGCTGGTGCGAACTTAATTGCTTCTGCAAAAGATTCGCTAGATTGGTATAAAGATAGAGTAAATGATCTAGTAAAAAAAGATCCTTCTAAGCTTTTTAAAAAAGCTTCTATGCCACAGATAGGTGGTATGTATCTATTTGTCTATGATCCGAAATATAAAGCAACGTTGCCGTTTTACGATGCTTTTCCTCTAGTTGTTCCAATTGAATTTTATTCAAATGGATTCCTTGGTTTAAATTTACATTATTTAGATACTAATGCAAGATCTTCTCTTTTAGACGCTTTAATGAAAGTTAGAGATAACGATAAATATGACGAAACTACTAAATTGAATGTTTCTTATAGATTATTGAGTAGTTACGCTAGACAATTTCCAGGTCACGAAGTTTGTATAAAACGTTACCTATTTGAACACGTTAGAAGTTCTTTTAATTATGTAAATCCTTCAGATTGGGTAAAAGTAGTAACTATGCCTTCTCTTGGTGCTAAGTGGAAAGTAAACCCAAACAGTAAATATGCTGGTTCTCCACCCTACTAGGAACTACGATGGCTTTTAATATAAACAATTTTAAATCAAATATTCAAGATTATGGGTATCTAAAAACTAATCAATTTGAGGTGTTGGTAACTCCCCCTCCTATATTGTTTAGTAGAAATTTGAATATACTAGGAACTCCTTTTGCAGTTGGAAGAGTTCTTTATAATACAAGATTTAGAATAGAGCAAGTTAATGTTCCTGGTATATCTTTGATTTCATCAGATATTCCTAGATACGGTATTGGA